CAATATCCTAGTCAGCCTTTACCCTATCTTTTCTTTTATTCCTTAGAAGAAGATACTGGAAAATCTACATTCCATGAATCATTAAGTTTGCTCTTTAAAAATCAGAAGGGTTATATGGATGCAATGAACGCATTAACAAATCCTCAGAATTTTAATGGTGAACTCTTAGGATCAGTTCTTTGCTTTACTGAGGAATTTAATTTAAGAACCAGTAAGTCAGCAAGTCAAAGAATTAAGACTTTCGTTACCGGAAGAACAATTGCAATTCATTTTAAGAATAAGACTCCATTCGATGTAGAAAATATTACTCATTGGATACAGTGTGCTAATGATCCTGAGTTCTGTCCAATCATGCCTGGTGATACCCGAATTGTAATGATTCAAGTAAGTAAGCCTAAAGAAATAATTCCTAAGGAAGAATTAATTGGGATGCTTAAAGCTGAGGTTGCTTTTTTCCTTCATTACTTATTGGAACTAGAGATTCCTAAAGCTATTGGTCGATTGAGAATTCCGATTATTGAAACTAAGGAAAAGAAGGAACTTCAATCTGGTAATATTAATGAATTGGAACAATTTATTATTAATAATTGTATTGAAATTCCCGGTGCTTATACAATGATTGGTGATTTAGAAAATGAATTCCTTAAGAGTTTGCCACCATTGAAGCGTAGTGAATGGAGCCGACCCAAAATTGGTAGGTATATTCCTAAGCATTTACCCAAGGGTAGATACCCTGGATCTAATAATGTTGCGGTTGGAAATTTAAGCCTTAGTAAGTATGACTCAGGGCTTAATGAAATTAAACCCACTGATCCGTGGGTTCAGATTAATGAAAGAATTTATCGTTCAGCATTAATGAATCCTAATAATTTCATTAATCCTAATCCAAAGGATTCCCATTTATCCCATTAATGAATCCTAATCCATTAATCCATTTAAGTAAGGAATGAGTATGAATACTTTAGTCATCGGTAGTAAAGGTCAGGTTGCCAGACATCTTAAGGCAATACTGCCTGCCCATTATTCTAATAATCTATTTCTAGACTTACTACAGCCTACTTCTATTGAATCTTTCTTTTGGGGCTTTGAAGCAGACATTGTAGTTATGCCAGCAGCAATTGTTGGAGGAATTGAATTTCAAGGATCAAATAATATTTTCACTACTAATATCAATATGGTAATGAATTTACTTCAATCAAAAGCTTTTAATAGTCGTAAGCGACAAATTATTTTTATTAGTTCTACTTGTGCATTTCCTGATATTGAAAACTTTAGTGAGGATGATTTATTTGTAGCACCACCGCATCCCAGTAATACGTATTATGCAAACTATAAACGAGTAGCCGAACTATTATTTAATAACAGTATTCATAATTGTATTACTCTTTATCCCAGTAATCTTATTGGTGAGCAATGTATTATTGATGTAAATTATACTAGAACTTATAACTTACATTTCATTGATGCCTTACCCATTAAACTAAAGAAAAAAGAATTTAATTTTCTGGGTACTGGTACGGAATTTCGTCAGTTCTTAAGCACCAACGATTTGGCTAGATTTATTAAACTGTTGGTTGAAGAATTACATGATCCAACTAAATGGAGAACTACTAATTATATTATTGGTCCAGAGACACACTATATCATTAGTTATGTAGTAAATCTTTATAAACATTTATTTGGTATTAAATATCCAATTGTTTTTAATGGTGAACTTAGTGGTCCAAAAATTAAGTTTGGTAGAACAGATAAACTAAGAAAGGAATATCCAAATTTTCAAATTGAACATTCTTTAGAAACAATTATTAATAATCTTAAGTATCTTAAAGTACTGATTGACCAATAAGGAGCCTTGAATGGAACTAACTCGTTGCCTCGTTGATTGTGAAACTGGCGGACTCAATTTCCTCACAAATGCATTATTAACTATTGCAATTATTCCAGTGGATGAATCTTTTAATCCAATCATGGATAAAGTGTTTACAGCTAAAATGTATGACTCAAATTACTCTGTTGGACTTGAAGCATTAAGGGTAAATGGTCTTTATGACTATGAAAAATTTGGTTCTTATAAGTCTGCGTTCTTAAAATTTCATGAATGGCTGGCTAAGAATGACATTGTTAGTATTGCACCAATTGCTCATTCCCTTAATTTCGATATGAATTTTATTAAGATTTGGCTTGGTTCAGAAGCCCTAGTATTCGATGAGCGTGAAGGCCGATGTACTAGAATGATGCTTAAGCTACTTAAGGATCTTAATCTTTATGAAGGAAAGCTAAGTCTTAATGATGGTTGTACTGCGTTTGAAGTTCCATTGATTCATCACCATGATTGTGTTGCTGATGCTTTAGCGTGCGGTGGACTTTACAAAGCCATTATTGCTAGATTTAAAGAGAATCATTAAGGAAAATTTATGATTTTAATCACTGGCGTTACCGGAATGGTAGGTAGTCATTTAGCAGATCTATTAATTAAAGATCAACAAATCTTAGGTCTTTGCCGTTGGAGAAGTAGTACTGAAAATATTAAACACTTAAATCTTAATTATGAAAATAAACTTAAGAAATCTTCATTAAATATTATTAATGGTGACATCACTGATTATAAATTTATTAATGATTTACTTAAGGAATACCAGCCTGAGGAAATCTATCATCTAGCGGCTCAATCATTTGTTCCTGAATCATTCTCTTCACCGTTTGCAACAATGCAAACAAACATTATGGGAACAATGAATATTCTTGAGTCAGTAAAACAATGCTGTCCAGTAACTAAGACATTTATTGCCGGAAGTTCTGAACAGTACGGAACTAGAACCAATCAGATTGACAACGATAATTGTCTTAACCCAATGAGTCCTTATGCTGTAAGTAAAGTAACTTGTGAATACTTAGCTAAATACTATGATCAGTACTCTAAAATTGTATTTACTAGAGCCTTTAATCATGAGGGGCCTAGAAGAAACAGAGCTTTCGTTACTAGTTCCTTTGCTAGACAAATTGCATTAATGGAAAAAGGTAAACAAGAAGAAATTCTTTATGTTGGTAATCTTAATAGCCAACGAGATTGGACCGATGTCCGAGATATGGTTGTAGCTTATTCTTTGGCAATGAAGAATTATGAGAATCTTAAGAAACAACATATGAATATTGGTCTTAATATTTCTAGTGATACCTGTGTCTCAGTAGAGATAATGCTAAAGATGCTATTGAATATGACAACAGTAACTCCTAAAATTGTTGTTGCTGAACGTAGACTTAGGACTTCTGATGTTACTAAATTGCATGGTAGGTCTAGTCAGTTTAGAACTATGACAGGCTGGGAACCTAAGATTGGATTAGAAGAAACATTAAAAGACACCCTAAATTATTGGAGAAGGAAAATTGAAAAAGAATAAAGTATTTGATTTTTTAGTATCAGTAGTTTTTATCTTTATCTTTCTAAACGTCATTGGAGTATTGGGTTGGTTACTATTAGCTATTGTTCGAGAGATTAGTAAAGTCAATTACTTCTGGTGAATTGAATTACACCAATGATTCAAATAGTAATTTAATTACTAGTGGTGAACCTCTTAATTGAGGTTCTACCATTTTCCTCAGTACGAATAAATATTGTTATTGGTGAAGCATTAGTCCAAGTAACAGTAGTAACATTTAAGGTAGAGTAAGTAGAATTATTCATTGATAATTGAACATTATAACTAGGACTTACTGTTTCCTGTTTACCTGAATCACTTTTTTCATAGAGTTCCCAAGAGAAAATAACATCTAATCCTGAACGATTATATGTTAGATTCTCAACCGGCAATGGATTTAGGGCCGTTCCATTAACCATTGTTGTTAATGGAACAGTTTCATTTTCAGTAATTTGATCCGTAGGAGTAGCGGGAAGAATCTTAATCATTAATTCTGTAGTAACTCTGATTAATGAATTATTAAGAATGGCACCTTGATTAAAGTAAATAATTGTATTAACATTAATGGTTGTCTGTTCTTCGGTACCTAAACGACCTCTAAGCATATCGGCTCGATCAACTTTCCAATCATTATTTTGAGTAGTACTAAATGCACGGAAACTAATAAATTCAGATTTATTAAATCCAATAATAGTATTATTATTCCATTCAGGATTAGATACTTGAACATCATCAATTGGTGAATCACCAATATCATCAAGATAAATATATGTAGCGTCAGTAGAAACAACTTTTAAGCCTAGACAAAATTGATTTGATTCACCAGCAAGAATATAATTATTAGCAACATTATCTCTAATGACATAATCCGCTGCAACAATAAATCCATTAGGTCTTAAAGCAGGAACATAAAGGAAAGGTCTTTCAGAATTATGAATTTCCCAAGGCAATTCAAACACAGTAGCCTGAACCAAATGCGTAGAGAATTCTTCCTCTAAACCGATGATTGACTCAGAAATCATTGGGCTAGTAGTATTAAGATTTACATTATCATTAAAAGTAAGATTGACAAATCTAATTGGATCTCTAATAACTCCAAGCTTAATAATGTTATTTCTTAATTCTACTCTAGTGACTCGCCATTTCTTCTGTTCCGAAACAACAATGTTTCCCGGATTAATGATTACATCATATGCGGTAATCTCAAATTCATTAACTTCAAAGCCGGCAGAATTAATACTTTTAGCCAAGGCTACTAATTTCTGGGCAACAAGAAGATTGTCAACAAAATAAAGAATTTTGGATTGGAACTTACGTTGACTATTCCGTACGATTGATCCAATATCAAAATCCTGTAAATTATTAAGACGATAATTTAAGGCTCTATCAGTGAAATCATAACTGATATTGTTGGCGTTATCAGCACTAAGATTGACGGAATATTCCGGTGAAGCAATAAGCAATGAATTAGTAGTATTGTCAATTACGATTTCTTCATTTGATTCTCTAAGAAGTTTAAAGCTTAATTTATCAAATTCTTCAAAGCAAAGGATTCCGAAATCATTGAATAATGAAGCTAGAATTTCCTTAGCACTAGTACTATCAGTGATTGCGAAATTAACAAACAACCCCTCGTTTTTAAAGGTTCGACCAATATTTACTAATGAATCAAAGTCGATGTCCAATGGTTTAAGGATTGGCCCTAATAATGGATTAGTTAAAATTTCTAATATTGCATGAGCTGGATTAACTCCAGAACCAGTAGAGTTACTAACAATTACTGGTACATCCGAAGAAAGATAAGTCTTAGGATACCTAGTAACAACATAACTAATATTTGGCCAATTTGATCCTTGGCCCAATGATGCACCATTATAATAGGTATAACAAATATAAGGATAACCAGTTTCCGGAGTAATGTTTAAAGAACTGATTTTAGTTTGGAAACTATTGCCAGGCTTAATTGTAAAAGAAGTGTCTTTACCATTAAACGGAATAGCCAATGTAACGCCATCACTACCTGCTAAATCAATAGCATCAATATTAATCCGATCTTCACCAATAAAGATTGATTCCAATCGGTCAATACAGCCCAAGCAAATGACTTCTTGAACACTAAGAAAATAGTTATAAGCTACTGTTTGTTTAGCAAACAGGCTCACACGTTTACGAATTGGATCGGCTCGGAAATCACCATACCAAACAATATTGGGGCTTAATCTAGCTGTCCCAATAACGAAAGGAATGACTTGTCCATATGTACTAGTGGATAACCGAGGCTCAGATTGTGGTTTCTGGCCCGGTGGTTTCTTTCTTAATAATTCTGCTAAAAGAAATAATCCAGCAGCAATAATTAATTGAGGAATAAGTACTGGCATAATAGGCCCTTAAGGAATTTCATTAACATCCGTTACATCTGGAAACTGTTACCCATTTACCATTACCCATTCCTTGGATATTATTACCCAGATGATAACAGTGTGGTAAATAATATAATGAATCTTTAGGAATTCGATTATAAATAACTCCCAATTCCTGATGAACCATAATCATTGTTTCTTGATTAATTGCCATTGCTAGCATAGGTGAAGAACGAATTACTTTAAATATTACAGTACCCTTAACTGCCGAATTCAATTTAGTACTAGGATAATAATCTAAAAAATCATAAATCGTAGCTTGATGACCATGCCTAATTGGTTCGATAGATCTTTCGAGTTTAGTCTCTGTTATTTCTTCAATTAAAGCATTGACTAAATGCCGACAATCCGTACCTACTCCAATGATACCTAAATTCTGAATGAATGGAGTACCGATCCAAGGATCAGTAATCTTTTTAATATTGGCTAATTTTTTATAAGTCATACTATTTACCCTTTAGATTTACTCTACTCCAATCTACAATGTATTCATCATTTTTTATTTCTTGATTTAATATTTTAGTTAATTCTTTAGAAGCTTCCCAAATAACAGAATCTTTAATTTGTTCTCCTGCCTTTGTAGGATCAGCAGAATCATCAACGGCAGACACAGTAACAATAAAGGTAATGTATCTCGTAGACATAATTATTCATTGTTTAGATTAATAACAGAATTAGTTACAGGGTTTCTATCAGGGATATCAATGAATCCATCGAATCGTTTCTTATTTCCGAACTTAAATTTACAATGATCATAACTATGGTTATCACCTTCATAAATCCAGAAATTACCTGTTAGATCAATATCTTCTTTAAGTCTTAATGTCTCAACAATAATTGAATTAACTATTCCAATAGGAGTACTAGTTGTACAAATTACAGTATTTATCGTTGTAGCTACAGTAACAATTTCAATGTAATTAGCATTATTAGTTAATACTTTTTGTCCATTAACAAACAAATCTTCGGTATTAATAGTGAAAACATTAGTACCAGTAGTTGTAACGGAATACTGTGTAGTTCTTTGTTCTTCAACTGAGTAAACACGATTACCTTGTTCAATATAACCATTAGTATAATTAAGTCCTAGATTATTAGTATCTAATTGAGTTTGTCTATCCGACCAAATAGTGTATCTATGAATATTAAAATAAACAATTTTCTCAATTGTTTCTAAAACTATTATTCTAGCCTTATGATTGTCTTTATTTACTTTACAGTGATTGCCATAAGTTTGTAAAGGACAAATTGGTGAAACAACAATTAATGGAATACTGGCTTCTAAATTAAACTTTATTGAACTTACGGTAAGAGTATATTGGTTACTCTTTTTATATTCATTAACCGTGCCTTTAAACCTAGGGATAACATAATTATTGATTTCAGGAGTTTGATGGTATTCAAAAACCTCAATGGTCATTGTCTTTTCAATTGGAGAAATTAGAGTAAAAGGTTCAATAGCATCAACAAGAATTTCAATTTTATTATTCTCTACCCCACCATCTTTAATGAAGGATGAAAGAATATCAATATTAATACTATTAAATATTGTTCCTTCAGAAATATAGGGTTGATCATTGTCAATATTATCGACAATAATATTATAGTTATTATTAGTAAAATAATAACTAAGCCCTAAGTATTTAACTCTAAAAAGATATGTTTTTTCTGAACTCATAATTATGACCTTAGAGATTTCTGGATTAAGGATTAGGATTCTTAGGGTACAACAATTATACTACATGCCTTAACCCAAATTTCAAATCCTTTACACGCTTCACTAGGTGTTGCAGCATATTCACCTTCAACTTCACAAGCATTAGGAAGAACATAATCCCCGGAATTGTTAATGATTTTAGCAATAATGAATCTAAAGGAATCATATTCTGCAATACTTTCAGTATAAGTACCAGAAGGACCAGTAGTACAAGGAATTTCATCAGGATGGTCTTGACCGAATGGTACAATAAAAGGAAAGAATTGTTCAGACCCACTCAATGGTGGGACAAAAGAAGATAATTGACCATCAAAACAAGTTGGATCAGGATTACTAGCTGCTAATGTATCTGTAATTTCCTGAACAATAGTTGTAAACTCATCATATTCAGGCAATGACCCTTGGGCTATTTCTATCTGCCAACCGGGAGAACCACTACTAGGATTATAATACCAGATATAAGAAACATTAGTACCGTCAGTATGAATCCATTCAGCATTACAAGCATTTTCTGATCCAAAGAAACGATTGAATAAGAAAATCATACCTCTGGTTTCATAATACAATACATGTCCAGAAGGTGATGCTGCACAATACCCGCATTGCCAGTCATACAATCCAGTAGTATCGGGACAAAGAGCTACATAACTATAGCGTACAGTAAGTTTAACTTCAATAGAATTAGAAGGACCGAAACAACAACCACGATTTTCATCAATAACTTTACAGCAACTGGATTGAATAGAATTACATTCATCAACAATTACTGATGAAACTGTAGTAGTACAGACACCACTAAGTCCAAGATTTCCGATTACTTCCGTTGTAATCGGACAAACGAAATTCTCTAAGTATGATGGTTCAGGAATTCCATCACATAAGAATGGAATTCCACCTTTAGTAATAATATGCTCAGTAGTGCTTAGAGTTGTATAAGTATAAAATTCAGGACCACAAGTAGTACAACCTTGTTCATAACTTGTAAGGACATTGGCATAAAAGATTAATTGAGGATGAAGGACATGTGTTCCATTAATTGTTCTTACAGGATTATTGGCTTCCCAAGAATAACCCTGACTAGTATCAACAAAATTAGGATTTCGTTCATTAGTAAGAACATACAGTGTAATTAATGGACCATATACTCCTAGATGCTCTGGAGTATCCTGATGTTTTTCATCAACGCTTAGGATAATTTTAGCTTCATAAGAATCTGAATACAAAAATTCTTTTGACCAAGTATGTTTAAGAACTAATACACCATGAGTTGAAGTTGTGGATGTCTGATTCTGATGGTGATAATCATAGGATAAAGTAGTAAAAGATCCTAAGTATTCTAAAGTATGTTGAGTAGTTAAATCTAATCCTTCATAAGGATTAGTACCAGTAATTGCTAAATTAAAGGCATAATAAAAACGTAAAGGACAAGAATCCTTTACTTCACAGTCACTAGTAAGACCAACCATTTCAAAATCACGAACAGGAAACCCTTGTTCATTATAGCAAGTAGTAATGACTACTGTTGTTGGTTCAGGATTATCGGAGTCATTAGCTAATGTATTTGCTTCATCAATCAATTCATAAAGACTAATTTCAATTGATCCAAAGAACGGAGTCTCATAAGTAAATTGAAATGAATCAATATTGAATCGGTATAAAGAAGCCGGAGAAGCATATACAAAAGATTCTGGAGCATTACCATATAGAGTAACAGTATTGCCAGAAATACTAGTAATCTTTCTGATTAAATATTCAGTACCAGTATAGAACCCAATGAATTTATCAGTATTCCGAGTCTGGAAAGTATAGGGAGTATTAAGTTCCAGTACTGAATTAACAATTCTTAAAGTACTAGAATCAGAAACAGTAGCATTAAGGGTTAAGTTTCCGCCACTGATTGAAACAATTGTATAATCAGTTCCACCGATTCTAAGGATCATTCCGATATTAAATTCTAAATCATTATTAACAAAAGTAACAACATTACCTAAGATTGTATAATCAGTACTATTAAGATAGATAGTTCCTAAGATTGTACTAGAACTATTAATTCTAACAACATTAATTGGTGGAATAAACCAGAACGAACGATAGCGTCCTTTGCAATAATTAACAAAGTACTCAAAGGATCTTAATAATTCACGATTGCCAGTAAGAGTAATCTTAAAGGTTTTATGATTTACTCTCTCTGGATCATCGAAACGAAAAATGTTATTTCCGTAACGTCTATTAATCTTTACTTCTTCATACTCTGGAGGTTGATCCCAGTTTTGATTAAAAGTAAAGACTGGTAAATTATTAGTACTGTTAAATACTTGGATCGAAAATTCTTCGGTATCATCAACAGGATCAATTGAACCA